GGCTTCCAAATGTAGTCACCGACGATTGGTTGCTTGGGTAGCGATCGGCCAGTGGAATCGGATCGACATCCCTGGCGAATGCTCCGTTGCACTTAAGCAGCGCAAAGTCGACGCTAGTCCCACGTCCGTATCCCGAAGCAATGATCGATGCGGTTCCCCGCTCGCTCGATCCGTTGGTGTTCCAACGTTCCACGTTGACGGTTCGGCCACGCGTGGTACCGGCCACATGGGCGTTGGTAAGTACGATCGCATTGCCTTCGGAGGTTCTGCCAACGACCGTTCCACTCCCGCACACGTTGCTTACGGTTACTCGGACCGTTGCTCGAACGACCTGATCAAATCGATCGAGGCTTTGAGCTTGGGTTCTGAACCCAGATCTTGCAGTCTCGAACGTCAGGTTCTCTTTGAGTGGATCCAAGACAATCGTCTCGGGCATACTCTGCACGATCGGACAATTCCCATCAGGACAGATCCGATCTTGGGCAAAGCCTATGCTGCCAAAGGTGGCAGCAACCATAAACAACAGAGCAAAACATTTGCTTTTCATAGTGATCCCTGCGATGAAAATGGAGCGAAAATTGATGGTGAAACGCTAAGCAAGTCCTTCGTTACTGGCTCAGTCGCATTCGAACCGTGGTGTCGGCAGATGCAGCTGCTCGGACGACTTTGCCGATGGACTTATTACCAGCAGAGGTCGTCGTTACGATGTTGTTGGTGTCATCCCAATAGAGGATGGTCCCAACGGTAAATGCCACGCCAGTGTTCTTGTTGAAGTCAAAGACTCCATCGACAGCAAGCGAACCGAGTTCCCCTGCTGCAATAGGACGAACCGTAACTCCCACAAGATCGCCTTGGACGACCACGTCCCCGGATGCAAGAGCTCCCACAGGGGTGTGATCGATGTAATGACCTTCTTGGATGAATGTTGCCTGTGGCATGGTTTATGAACCTCAATGGGTGAATAGAATTGAGAAAAAGACGCGGTGCCCAGTAAGGCTTATGCCTCACCCTTGCTCTTGATCGCTGCTCTTGGGTCTTGGAGACTCGCTCCAAAGTCGTGATAACCACGCATCTGAACCCCAAGAACATTGAAATCGGCCGTAGCGGTTTCAATCGTTGGGGCTTCTTGGCCATTCAAGAAAGCAACTTCGATCACTGGCAAATCGTTGGGATCCGACAGCAAATACCAAGCTTTGGTCGAGTTGCCCGTGTAGTTTGAATTACCGAGGTAACGACTTACCTCGACACGGAACTTACCTGCGTGAGGATTGTTAATAGGCATCCTCGCGTTTGCCGTGTTGTCACGCATCTCAAGCGACTTGTAGAGCTGGGTGCCAATGGCCGAAAGAGCCGTTGGGACCAACAGGATTGTTGGCATGGTACCGATCGGTTTACCATCGGCATCAACCAAGTCGTAGTAGGCCACTTCAGCCTTGGTGAGCCCGTCGATCGTAAGAGCTGTATCCGCACCGGAGATGAAGTTCTTGTTTCCAGCTGTGAAGAACGCTGAGTTATTCATGAACGTGGTCCAGAATATATCGTTGATCTTCAAGCCAGATCCCCGGCCAAGCTTCCTTGGCACGGTCGTGATCGCTCCCAAGTCATCATTGATGAAATCGCGTCGGTCCACACCAAGCATCAACCCGTAGGTATCAGCCTTGTTGGTGAAGGTTTCGTTTCCAAGGTTGCCATGCTTGATCTCACCACCAGGGGCCACAAGCTCGTACTGATCCTTTCCGATCAGCCGATAGCTGGTCACGGTTTTGAAGTCGACAACATTCCGAATCGCGCAAATGTTTCTCCAGGTTCGTTCGACGTTGAAGAACCCTTCGAGCAGGAACTTATTGGCGACGTTCGCAAGAATACCACCAATGTCCACGTTGCTTACGGAGCTAGCTTCGACTCGATTACCGAATGCTGCTCGCATCACTTCGCGGTGGTCTCGGAAGGTCCGTCCGGTGTAACCGTTGGCCCAGGCAGCCTCGAGCAACAGTTCTTGCAGGCCGATCCCCCCCTTAAATTTGCGAGCAGCAATCTCCAACGATTGCTCTTGGACATGCTCTTCGACGTTCATCAGTCCTGCACTGACGTAGCACGCAGCTTCCAAGACATGAGCATTGATCGTGTTTTGCGGGACATGGATCGCAGGAACTTCCGGGCGCATCATTCGGATCTTCATGAGTTCAGCTTTCTCAAGGTTCCATCCTTCGCGGATCGCTTGGGCTTCGACTAGCGGAAGCACTCCGTTGTAAATCGCACGGATACCGGCGATTCGTTCGAGTTCGGTAGCATGGGCCGCCCTCATGGCTTCGACTTCGCTATTCCCCTCGGGTGGATTGGTGAAGGGTTCAACTGGAACTGGATTCGGGGGAACCAAGACCGGTACTGGATCCGGAGCAACCGGAGTCGTTGGAGTTACGGTTTGGTCGTCTTGGTTTGCAGTTGGACTCTGATCCATCTCGGTTTCTCCAAAGGTTGCTGATGCCTGAGCTGCGACACTCGCGCTAGTGGCTCCGTCGGCACCAAGGTCTACGAAACTGATTTCACCAAGCGAGGACCTTCGAATCACATTCACCGGACCGTTGTATTGGTTGCCGTTGACGGTGACCTTTTGACCTTCCTTGACAAACTCGAACTCATCCACACCGGTCCCCACGCTTGCTTGCCATGGGAATCCGTTCTTTGAACTGACAACTACCTCACGAGCAGCGGGTGTATCCCGAGAGACCACGCCGGTAGCTACAAGCTGGCCGGCCTCGACTCGGATCGAGTCGGTATGACCAACACCCGAGAGGGGGTCGTGACCGAATCGGATCGGTCGAGCTTGCGATGGGATCGATAGACCGGCAAGGTCGATGATCACAGGGTGACGCCATCCGGCAACTCGCATCTGGCCACCTGTATATGCGACCATCCGAAAACGCGGGAGCACACCGCTTGATGCACCGTCAGCCGATGCATCGACATCGATCACTGCGGTTGCACTTAACCTCAGTTGGTTGCGATTCTCTTCGGCCTTAATCGTCGATGGGGACTTCATCGTCTTGGACATCTTGTGGATCCTGAATTGGAGTTTGAGAAACTTGCTCGGCAGCTAAACCAAGCTCAGACATAAGTGCAATCTCCCTTGCACGCTGGCGAAGCTGAACTTCCCAGTCTTGACCTCGCTTGGCATACTCGTCAGCCAGTGTGGTGGTGTGGCTTGCTAACCGAGTGGCTTGCGCGTTGGCTTCTTTGGCAGGATCGACGTGTTCGTGACCATCCCAGAACCATTGATGTGGCCACTGTGCAAAAGGACCTAAACCTGTTGGAAGCAAATCAGGTATGAGCGAGGCTTCATCAAGCCAAGCTGAGAGGATACGATCGAGAATAATTCGCTCTAAATGCGATTGCTCAACACGGATCGCTTTGAAATAAATTTGTCCATCAAGACGCCCACTCGCATAGTTATAGGAACTGGAATTGCAGGCAGCAAAATTATACGGCATACTTAAGCATCGAGCGATCTCGTTGAGCAATTCACGTTTAAATTCTGCATATGTTGTAGATGGTTGTTCAGCCTGCATTTGAGCCATCTTCCATCCACCTGGCATGGTGACCAACGCACGCTTCTCAAGCTCGATTGGTTCGAATGGTTCTGCTGCATCAGCCTCTCCATTCGCAGGTGCATCGGTATAGAGGATCCCTGCAAAGTCGGCTGCAGTCTCTGCTGCAGCAAGAACCGCTAAAGTGAATCTTCGCAATTGAGCAAACAGCGGTAACGCCGGCATGATGTCCGGGATGCCGCGCGTTTGTCCTGGTCGATCGGCTCGAAACCAATGGAGCACAGACGATGCTGGGATTTGTTCATAGTCGCTTCTGCCCCAATAGTATCCATCCCCTGGATGACTTCGAAGTACGTGGTACTCGATAGGGTTACCAGCAGCATCAAATACGATCCCGTCAACAGCGGATGTTGAGAGCCTATCGAGATCGGGCGTCGTGACCTGGTCGGCCTCGATGAGACGCAAGTCGAGTTGAACTTGTGTGCTTAATCGAGGATTATTCACCAAGACTGCAAATGCCTCGCCATCCGTGGCACGTGCCATCCGCATCGTGCGGAGTTTCTCTGCAAGGTTTACGGCCTTTGCCCACATCATGAAGGCATGCTCGATGCGACGGTTCGCTTCGGAGTCGGCAGTAAGCATTTGTAACCGGGGGCCGGTACCCACTACGTCATGCGCGAGGGTTAGCACAATCCCACGAGCATACGAGTTGTTGGCCGTTTCATACCGAGCACGGTTCCTAAGGATCCGCCGAACCTCGGCGCTATTGGATGCGTTGGGCGAGAGCCCATCGGCATTGGCCCAATGGCGACGATTATCGTCGGTGGTCACCGCAGCGTCATAACGAGCGCGCACGACCCTTGCAATGTTTCGCGATTGCAAGGGAGAGTTTTTGGAAGACCACCAATTGGAAATCCAGGACAACACGGTTTGCTTGGAGGCTAAATAGCGATCGGCTTCGATCTGGTCGGTCAGCTTGTGCTGCTCGATGCTGCCCGCATCGCCCGAGGCCTTTGCAGGTCCTTGCGCGTTTTCAAGAATGGTGTCTTTCAGCTCATCAGCCATGGGGGCAGCTCCAGTTCGATAGACAATGCGATTTGCCTATCTAGTGACCTACCCGGTCGGACACCGTTTTGACGAAGAAAATTTTATTTTTGGCCAAGTATTGCTATCTGTAGCAATCTTGATCCTTCATGGTTGTGATCTCATAAGTCACGATCCGCCTTCCGCAATGCCGGCACTCTTTTCGCCTGCGGATACGACCATCACGCAGTGGTTCGGTGTTGGTTGTATAAAAGTGCCGGCATCCACACTGTGGGCACACGATGCCTCGCTCTTGTTTTTCCTCTTTGGGATCACTCATCGGTTTCGTTTCCTTTGAAGCTCAGCGAAA